TTGGACCAGGGCTTGCGAATAGTGAGCGGTTTCTGCCCTCAAAAGCGCGGTCATCTGCCAATTTCCTTTTGCGGCGGTTTTGGTGGCCGTGGACGGCGATTGCACCCCTGCGCGCTACCCCAATGCCCAAAAGCTTCCAGACTGGCCTGTGGCGGCTTCCTTGCGCCTTCCAGGCGGTGTTTTGGCAAGGGGTCTGGCTCATTGGAGGAATCCGAGGTCGGCGGGCTTGATCCCGGCGTCGTCCATCGCGGCCTCAAAGGCGGCAACGCGGCGGGCCGAGGCGTCGTCTCGCGGTAAGGCCCTGTTTTGGCGCTGTTCTGCCTCGCGCCGACACCAGTTGCGCCAGGTCGCGGGCCAGTCGGATTTGCGGCCAGCAGCGCCGGGCTTGCCGTGCCAATAATCGCGGAAACTCAAAGCAATGCGGGCCGGATCAAGGCCAAGCGAAAGGGCGAAATCGCATTCAGCCTGGGCTGGCTGCCACTCCGCCGGCAGGCGGCTGCCTCGCGGTTCGGGCTTTGGCGAAAGGGGGTGCCCCGAACGAAGTGAGGGGGGGTTTTCTTCCTCTGGTTCTGGTTCTCTGGTACGGGGCGCCAACGAAACCCCTAACGAAATTTCAACGCTCGTTGAACGCTCGTTGGACGCTCGTTCGGTTTCCGTTGAAGATTCGTTGCCCCCGCCGTTGCCCGAGCCGCCGCTTTCGTTGCCCGCGCGCTTCGCCTTCCGTGCCATCGCAGAAGCCCTCCCGGCCGCGCGACGCTGATCCGTCTTCGCCCCTTGCTCAGCGCGAATCTTCTCAAGCCGCCCTTGGACAAAACCCTCATCGGTGCGCGTAAAGAAGCTCAAGATATGCTCGCGCATCGCGGCCCATGCCTTCGCGTCCGTCCGCGCGATCCCGGCTAGGCGCCGGTCATCATCTGGCAGCGGTCCCGTGCGCCAGGAGTGCATCAGCAGCAGGAGATAGGCGCCATGTTCCGCCCCCGTGAGGTGCATCGTGTCGGCCAAATAGTCCCCGACATACAGCGGCATCCATTGGTTGCCGTCGCTCATACGCTGCACCCCTTCCGCGCTTCCAAGCGCCCGGCGGCGCGGGCGTCTTCCTCGATTTGCCGCGCCATCTCGCGCAGCTCCTCGCGCAATTCCTTGCGGCTGATGGTCCACTCGCTGCTGGCCAGCATCCGCAGCAGCGTGGCGCGGTTTTCCAGCCTCACGCTCAGAATGTCAGGCCGCAGGTTCATGGCTTCGCCTTCCGCGCGCGCGGCTTGGCGGCCGGGCCATCAGCCGGCGTCAACTCAATCCGCACGCTCGCCAACTCGCGCGCGTCGTCCACAACCAGCGTCAGCGCGCGCAGGAGCTTGTCATTGCGGATCGCGCCGCCCGCCTGGAGCGCATCACCGATGGCCTTGAGATGATTGTCAGGATCACGCCGCGTCGCCGGCACGATCACATCCAGGCGGTAATGCTCAAGCGGGGGCTGCCCGCCAGTCTGGTGAGCGATGGACCACGCGGCCTCGCTCTTCCAGGCGCGGTATTCCGGCGACTTGATCACCTTGCCGCGCATAATGCGCCACATGCGATTGGTCGATGGCGGCAGCGGCAGAATGATCACCGTCATGCGGCCTCTCCCGAAAAAGACCCCGACGCCGCAAGGGCGCCGGGGCAAGTTTCAACCGAGGAGAGCCGGCCCTTGACGGGGGCCAGGCGATCAGCCGCAGGCGCGGCGGATTGGGTTGCACGATCAGCAAGCGCGATGCGCTCACCAATCCAGCGCATGACAGGGACGGCCATGCTGTTGCCGAGCGCCTTGTAGCGCGGGCCATCGGCGGCGGGCTTGCCGCGATAGGGAACCAGCGTCCAATCGTCGGGGAATCCCTGTAGGCGCTCGCACTCGCGGGGCGTCAGCCGGCGCACGGCAGCCGAGGCGTGCGCCATGACCCCGACGCTGTTGCCGCAGGTGTCCAGCGGGCCAGTCTTGTTGCCATACTGGATGACATTTGATTGCCGCGCGTCAAAGGCATGCGCCACCAGCGGCGTCCCGCGCCCCGTGCCGTCCTCGCTTGCGTCAAAGCCATCACCGCGCAGCGTGTGGGCGATCAGCGTCTTGCTTTCTGCGTCCATGCGCCCTGAGCCGCCCTTTGCGTTCAGGCAGAGGGCGAGCAGGTGTCCGGCTTGTGCCTGGTTGTTGTCAGCGCCGCATGCTCCAACGCCCGTTGCAATGAGAGCGGCAATGTTCTGCCCCTCCTTTCGGCGCGGCGCAGGATTCCCAAGCAGGCTCTCGCGCTCAAAAAGAACCGCTGCGGCAGGTCGCCAGTCTCCAAGATATCCGACAACGAAGACGCGACGCCGTCGCTGGGGAACTCCGAAGTGCTGAGCGTCAAGCACTCTGTAGGCGAACCCATACCCGAGTTGCCCCAGCCCTCCGACGAAGGCGCCAAAGTCCCGTCCTTCATTTGATGACAGGACGCCGGGCACGTTCTCCCAAACCACCCAGCGGGGGCGCAGTCGGTCAGCCAGCCGCAGATACTCAAGGGCCAGGTTTCCGCGCTCGTCGGCCATCCCAGCCCGCAATCCGGCGACGCTGAAGCTTTGACAGGGTGTTCCGCCCACAAGAAGGTCGATTGATTCATCGTCACCCGCCTTGATCGTGGTGAAGTCGCCATGCACCGGCAGCGTCGGGAAGCGATGCGCCAGCACGGCGCGCGGGAACGCCTCAATCTCCGAGGCAAACACGAAGCGCCAGCCGAGATCAGACCACGCGCGTTCCGGCGCGCCGATGCCAGAGCAGACCGAGCCGACGCGGATCATCGCTCGCCCTCCACAGCGCGCGTGACTTTGCGCGCGAGGTGCTGCTTCCAAACGTCAAGCGCCTCGATGGGCTGCCCGCGCGCGCAGGCGGTCGCCATCGTGGCGGCGCAGCGTTGCCAGGCTTCGCGCGCGTCGAGCAGCGCAAGCATGTCCTCGCGCGAAGCCATCACCACCGCCGGGCCTTGCGCCACCAGCGCGCGCAGCTCGTCGGCGGTCATGCGGCGTCAAACAAGTCAACCGCGTCGCGCGATGCCGCCGCCAGGTTGCGGCACGCTTGGCGCCAGTAACTTTCCTTCAACTCCACACCGAGAAACTTGCGCCGGGCTTTCAACGCGCCATGGCCCTCGCTGCCAATGCCCATGAACGGCGACAGCACCACATCGCCGCGGTTGCTCCACATGCAGATGCTGCGCTCGATCACGTCGAGTTGCAGCGGGCAAAGGTGCTTTTCGTCCTGGGCTTCGCGCGCCGCCGCGGCACTCAGCACATTGGTCTGATTGACCGTCATCCACACCGGCGACGCCCACTCCTGCCACATCGAAAGCGGGAAATCGTCAGGCGTGTGTTTAATCGGCTCCGCATTGTCGCCCGGCTTGCGGAACACCAGCAGATAATCAGGCATCCCCTGGCGCGACCGGCCGCTGTCCGCTTGCACCGTCTTGTAAAGCAGCCCGTGCGCCTTCGTGCGCGTCATCTCGACCACTGGACACTTCCAGATCGTGACGCGCGAATGCAGCACCCATCCGGCTTCCTCGTGAATACGGATGATTTGCCCAGAGAAATCCTTGATTCCCATGGTGCCGTCCTTCCACTTTGTCAGCGGAAGATCGGTGCAATGCACGCTGGTCAGCCGGCCTGGCTTGTGAACACGGAACAGCTCACGGACGAGATAGCCATAGTGGGCGGCAAACTCGTCGTCGTTTGCGCTGTTGCCCATGTCAGCCTCGCTCTCGCTGTAGACGAACAGCGAGCCAAACGGCGGCGAATAGACGCTGTGGTGGATGCTCTCGCTCGGAAGCTGGCGCACCACGTCCACGCAATCGCCGTTGAACGCAGTCCAGTTGTCGCCACTGGCGACGTTCAGGCATTCAACCATGATGGCAGGCTCGCTTTCATCTTAGGTTGGTATGGGACGCGCGTGCGCGCTTCTTGAGCGCGGTCTCGGCGCATGGCCTCGGCCATCGCGCGCTTCATCGCAGCGTGATCGCCGGCCTTGCGGTCGATCACGCGGCCGATCTGTTCCTCGCCCTCGGCCACAATGAGATGGCAATCAACGGGCTTGGTCTGCCCAAAGCGCCAGCAGCGGCGCACAGCCTGATACCAAGCCTCATAGCTGAAGGTTCGGCCGGCAAAGATCATCGTGGCGCAGTGCTGCCAATTCATCCCAAAGCCTGCGATGCTCGGCTTTGTGATCAGGATGCGCGCCCGCCCTTCGCTGAAGTCAGCAAGCGCAGCCTCCTTCTTCTCAGCCGTCATCGAGCCGCGCACCTCAATAGCTTCGGGGATGGCTGCGGCCAGCGCGTTCGCCTCGTTGTCAGTGTCGCACCAGATGAGGCAAGGTTGATCGGCCGGAACCAGCTCGGCGCACATCTGCGCGCGCGCCTCGGCGGTCTGGCGCTTCACCTCAAACATCGTCGTTGCGGACACATCGCCGGCAAACAGCGCGCCGGCCGGCGCGCGCACGTCCCCTGCGGCCTTGTGCCGATGCACACGGAACGGCGGCAACACATACTCGCTCGCGTCGTGCCCCAGATCCTCGGGCGTCTCGGCCATGCGCGCCCAGGAACACATCCAATCCCAGAAGCTGCGCTCGGCGTGGCGCTTAAGGCGCCACTGCTGGCTGGCCGTGCTGGCGTCGTTGATAAAGAAGCGAGACAACATCTCGTTGTGATTCATCACGCCCAGAAACTCGGCGTGTTGCCCCAGCTCCATGTGGTCATTCGGCGCGGGCGTGGCCGTGGCGCACATGCGAAACGGCGTGCCGGCAAAAGCGGAAATCAGCGCGCGCGTGGTCGCGCCGGTAAAGC